ATGACAGAACTTAACATCAAGAAAGCAACAGAACAGTACAACAATCTAATGTGGGATTTATGTTATGAACACAACACAATAGGAACAAGACTTTCTGAAAACACAGAAAATTGGAATTTGCGTGATATGGTTAGTGAATGCCAATACGCACTTGATTGTTGTTATGAAGAAGGACATGCAAACAACGAAGGACAGTATCCTGAATATTGGGAATTTACTGAACAAGACCTATTAAGCAAAAGCAGATATGATAGAGTTGTTCGCCACAATAATTATGAGAAGGAAGCACATAGCCAGTGGCTATCAACAACAAGAAGATTGAGAAATTTCATCAAGAAGTATGAGCCGTATATCAAAGACATGAAGTGTGCAATGGGGCATTGTTCATGTTACGACAATTAAAAAAGGGCGGTGCAGTACCGCCCACAGAGTATAAATAAAAAGGAGCGTAAAAAATGGGTTATTTAAAAAAAGAACAAATTTTACAATTGGAAGATTATCAGCTTGTAAATGAATTTGAAAACACAGTAACAGAATGCATAAAAGCGATAAACTTCACAAAAAGGGGAGTAACACCCAAATTAGCAAAGCAGTTGGATTGGTTGCGTGAAGAAATACTGTCACGAATGAAATAAAGAAAGAGAAGGAAAAAAGAATGAAAAAGTACAAAGGTATGAATTTCAAAGAATGGTGCATGCTTGATGCAGATGATGAAAGAAAAATAAACTACACCCTAAAGGGCTTCTGGGGTTGGAAAAAACATGAAGAACATTTCACAAGTGAAGATGATGTCGATGTCATGACACTGCATAGGGTGCAAAACTCATTGATCGAAGACATTCGTTTGCAAAACAATGAATGGTTTGTTGTATTGGTATATTAAAAAACGCATCACAAATCAGATTAGAGAAAGGAAGTAAAAAAACAATGCAAAACTTCAAAGAACTACTTCAGCAGTCAGGAATGAGCAGGACACAGTTCAGCAAACATTTTGAAATCCCATACAGAACAATTCAAAACTGGGAACTGGGATTGCGAAAATGCCCAGACTACCTGCTGAAGCTGATGCAGTATAAACTGGAAAACGAACAAAAAAAAGAAGGGAATCAGGTTTGACCGCCTGATTCCCTTTAATTATTACAAGTATACTTTACATTTTTATCGCCAAAAGTGCAAAATAACAAGCTCTTTTTTGCAGAAAGTGCAAAATTTAAGCCATTCCCAGAAGCTTCTTCCATGTTGTTTTTCTTGCGGTGATTTCACCATCAGAAACACAGCCATTTTTCTTTTGGTATGCAATGACAGCTGCTGTGAATTTTGCCCCTGCAATGCCATCAGCAGTGCCGCAATCAAAACCAAGTGCATTCAAGCGCTTCTGAATAGGCTTCACAACAGCATGCTTTCTGTTAACCTTTGCTGAAACAGTGATTGTCTTTGACAGTGTTTCTGTTCCTGCAATTCCGTCAACTTTTGCACCAGTTGCTTTTTGAATATCTTTGACGAAAGACTTCAAATCATAAGTATCTGATGTGTTATTTTTCACCGCTGTTGGATTTTGGGAACTGTTTGAAGTAGTTTGTCCATCAAGTTTGTTTTTGAACTCTGACAGCCATTTTGTATCCTTTTCAGCAGTTCCGCACCAATAAGCAGGACATGGTTTTCCTGTTACATCAAAATGACGGATGACATTTTCTTTGGGAATGCCGTATTCCTTCATTTTTGCCTTTGTCAGTTCAACAGCATTTGCAATGGTCTGTGCTGATGGGTAGATTGTGCCATTCTTCACATCATCACACAATTCAATGCTTAAACTGTTTGTGTTGGTGACTTTGCCATATAATGTGCCGCCACCTGTTTTGTTGCAATCATTGTATTTTTTGCCACCGACAGACCATGCAACATAATTGTCAGGAACAGACTGTGTGACAGAATCAGAATCAACAAAATAATGCGCTGAAGCACCTACTTTGTTATTTGCAAAATATTTGCCGTTGTTTTCGTCTGTGTCACCATCATTCAAGGTGAAGTGAATGGCAATGTATTTGATTTTGTCTGTTGATCTTTTTGCACCATAGTTTGATTTGTTTGCAAGCTTTGTTTTAAATTCGTATGCCATTTTAAGCACTCCCTTTTTCAGTGATTTTCAATGTGCAATTCTTCAATTTCTATTTTCATGTGGTCAATCATGCCATTGCCACCCAAAGCTTTGTATGCTTTATACATCTGCAACCAGCTTTGACATCCATGTGGTGTGATGCTGCCCCTGTCCATGTACTTTGTGTGATATTCGATCATCTTTGCCCTTAATAAACAAAGCACACCATTTTCAAGCGCATTTTCTCGTTGTGAAGACTGCTGATCCTTTTCCTTCTTCAGCTTTCTGTTTTCGTTGATGACCATCTGCAAAATAAAAACAAGCATTGCAGAAGCAACACTTGTGATAATTGTTAAAATATAGACCATTCTATTTCACCCCAGACTTCAGACTTTTCAAGACTTTATCTGCTTCAAGCGCTTCTGGTGTGAAGCTGTTATTCTTCCACCATGAAGCAAGTGCAGTCCCTGTTGTGAATAAAAGTGACACAACCTGTGTCACAACTTCATCATCAATGGGAAGTGGGCTTTTGTCGAACAATGCAAGCGCATTGTTCACAAGTGCCAAAATCAAGCAAGCCGTTCTGATGATTGTGCCTTTTGATATTTTCTTCATTTTTATCTTCCTTTCTTCAATTAAACACCTACAACTGCACGCAAGACCAGCCTTCTGTTGTCATAAGCCAAACCAGTCAAAGTGTCTGTTCCTTGTGCGCTGTTTTCTGCACAGCCTACAATCTGCGAATCAGACACATTCACAAGCTTTTTGACACCGATGCAAGAATCTGACATCGTGACAGTTTTACCAGCAAAAGTTGCAATGTGATATTTTGGAACAAAAAAATAGTGAAGTTCAGAATCAGTCACTTCTGGTTTTTGCGTATTGTACCACGACCACACAAGCACAACACCTGTCAATTGTGTGCTGATGGGTTCAGCAAGGTTTACAACTTGCGCATCACTCATGTGATACCCTGTGCTGTTACTCCAAAGAACTTTGTTGCCTAAATTTTTTATACTTGTTTCAACAATTTTTTCACAATCAAAGACAACGGATGATGCAGTTTCTTCAACTATTTTTTTTGCTTCGGCATAAATTTTATTGCTTGCAGTTTGAACAGTGTCCGCAACGTTTTGTTTTATTGCCGAATTTATATCAGTCATTGAAAGTTTTGTGTCGCCAAGTGTAATTTTTGTATTTTGCGGATTCAAAATGTCAATGTCAAGGGCTGTCAGTCTGTAATTCCCTTCAAGATTGTGCGCCTTTGAAATTGCGGTGATATACCTGCAAATTCTGAAGGCTTCGATGTCTGAATTTGTATAATGCAGGTCAAGCGCTTGAATTTCAATGGTATTTTTCAGCTTTGTTGCTGTGTTTGAAAGATATTCAACACCCTTTTCTTGAAGATTTTCTGCAACAGTGACATCATCCCAGACTGTTTCTGAAGGCGGTGCATAAATCCAGCCAAAATCATCAACTGCACTTTTGCTGCAAAGTGTGTCACCTGACTTCACAATGTCTTCTGTGATGTCACCATCTGGCAAGCCAGCAATGGTCAGTCTTGTGTCATCGTCTGAATTTTCTTCAATTTCTTTGTGCTTTTTGCCTTGTGGAATAATTGCAGAATATCTGGCTGAAGCATCTGATTCACTTGATATGTTCAAAAGATTTTCACCAAATTCAACCCTTTGTGTGTTTGTCTGTTCAAAGTCTTTCAAATAGTCAATGTAGTTTCCGTCTTCTTCATATCTTATGCACAAATAACCAGCAAGGGAAGAATCAAAAAGCTTGCTTTTCAACACTTCCCATGTCTTGCTGTAATCTGTTGAAGACCTTGACAGATAATTGTTCACATCTGTCACAGTCACTTTTCCAAGTTTGAATCGCTGGAACTCCTGGACCTGTGAATTGTGCTGATCAATCAGCCATTTCAGGAAGTATTCAATCACATTGCCTGAAGTTGCCGCTGTCTGATAGTCAGTATTTGCTGAAATATCATCAGGAAAAGTGAATGGTCTGATGATTGAATCATTGAAGTATGCCATTACACCTTCAACATCAACCATTTTGATATTATTGAAGTCTTTTGTGTCATCTGTTATTCTGCCCCTGAATATAGGCACACCATCTTGCAGAATTTCAATGACTGACTTCATTTTGTGTAATTTTTCATAGTATGGATGTGTTGCAAAAATAGAAAAAGATGCTTCACCGACTGTGTTCACCTGAAGTTTGCACTTCGGGCTGTTCACAATCAGTTCATCATCTCTGGGATCATACAACACATATTTGTCACATTTGATTTGATACATTACAATTCACCTTCCTGAAATTCAAATGTGACTGTTCCTGTGCCTGAAACTGTCACAGCATTGTTTCCTTCTACAAATTGAATGTCAAGGATTTTGTGTGTTCCTGCGCTCAAATTGTATGTACCATCACCGAAAACAACAACTGTATTGTCATTAGTGCAACGGATGGAAGGTGAAACTGTCTTTCTGCCATTTATGATGTTGACTGTCTTCTGTGCTTCAGAAAGCGCAACAGTGACAGTTGTGATGTTCTGTTTCATCTTGTATGGCTTGACTTTTGCTGTCACAACAATTTGCTTCAGCCTTCTGTCTGAAAGATAATCACTGACAGTGCATCTGCCCTGATAGAAATATTCTTCGTCTTTGTCAAGCGTGATTTTGAACACCCTGCCATTCAACAGATTGCTGACTTCTGTTTTCTTTTCTTCAAAAGCTGCATCTGTAAGTTCACCAGAAGGTGACATGGTGAATGTGAAGCTGCAATCCCTGTCAGAAAATTTCACTTCACCATGCGCTTCTGTTAAGTCAGCAGAACTGTCAGCGCCAGCAATATCAACATAGTTTGTTTTTGGTTTTGCTGGCTGAACATCACATGCAGAAAGAATCAGGTTCAAATCATAATATGAATGTATTTCACCGAAAAAAATTCCTTTTGAAATCATCTATCTTCCCCTGTCCTTTCTGCTTGATAATTTTCCAAGCGCATCATTCATTGGAATTGCCATTGCACCAGCAGCTGCAACTGGATCGAATGAAATAGGTCTGTCCAGAACTTCCAGCAACTGCGGGAAATAATTCGCAAGGATTTCAATGATTTTCTGCATGTAATATGTCAATGTGCTGTTTTGCTCTGAAACAGCAGCCTGAATCATATTCATCAATGTCTGTGAACCTGCAACAACTTCAGAACCAGCTTCACCGCCACCAAGATATTTGCCAGATGTTGCATCATAGCCGAAAATTGTCGGTTTGTTCAGAAGCATTGCATTGTCCATTGCTTTTTTGTACCATTCAACAGCAACAGTGGGAACTTGACCTGATTCAATGTCAAGTGAACCTGAAATGCTGAAATGCGGCATTTTCAAATGCGGTTCAAATGATTCAAATGCTGTTTCCATTGATGCAAGCATGTCTTCAACTGCAAGCTTCATTCCTGTTGTTTCGTCTATGATTTCAACACCAGCTGCACCGAATGATTCAGCAAATTCTTCAACTGCTGCTTTTGTTTCTGCAAGTGTTTCTTCTGCAAGCTGGTCTTCTGCAATACCTTTTGCAAGCTGTGACATCTGTTCATACTTTTCAACATAAGTCTGAAGCTGATAGTCTGACATAGCATTGATTGCACCTGCTTTGTTAAGTGAACCAACACCCATTTCTTCAAGTGCTGCAAAAAGTGAAGTATCACCGATTTTTTCTTTTAGACTTGACATGATACCTTGATATTGTTCAAGAACATCAACCTGTGAATCAAGAAGATTCATCATTTCATGCGGTGTGACAGCTTCATCAACTTCAAATTCACTGAATAAATCAAATGAATCCATGATTGACTTCTGGCGGTCAACAATTTTCTGGCTGATTTCGTCAAGTTTGTCTTGCAATGTTGTTTCTGCATCAAGCACCTTTTCATTCAATGCTTTCTTTGCATCAAGATATTTCTGATCTGCTGAAACCCTTGCATCAGTGCCTTCTTTCACCTGATTGCGCACACTATCCCAGAATGCGACTTCATCAGCAAGTGTCAATTCGTTGTAAACTTTATAATCATCAAGGCGCTTCTGTGCAGCATCAAGAATGTTTTTGCCCATCTTTTCAACAGCACTTTCAGCTTTTTCAGAATTTTCATCAACACCGACTGCAACACCTTCTGCAAGCTGTTTGCCGATTTCATCACGGAACACCCTTGAAGGTGATTTGATACCAAAGAAGGATTTCAATTTATTTGTGACATTCTTTGCAAAACTTTTGATTTTACCCGTCAGCCAACTGAATTTGTCATTGATGCCGTTCCATAAGCCTGAAATCAAGTCTTTGCCGATTTGCTTGATTTTGCTGAAACCTTGCTTTGCAGCATTCAATGCACTGCTGAATTTGCCCTTCAACAAGCTTCCCAAATCACTGAATGCACCAACAATGTCACCATTTTTGAATTTATTGAAGATTGACTTCACATTTGACCAAGTTTTTGTTGCATTGTCCTTTGCTTTGCTGAATAATGGGCTTAATTTGCCGCCTAAATCAGAAAAAGCACCGACAACTTTATCTTTCACACTGCTGAACTTTGATTTTGCATCAGACCATGCATTTTGCGCCTTTGTCTTTGCTTCACTGAACTTTGTGCCGACTTTGTCTTTTAGATTGTTGAAACCTTCGACACATTTATCCTTGATTTGACCGAATTTTTCTTTTGCACCATTCCAAGCATTCACAGCCGCATCTTTTGCACCGCTGAATTTTTCACCGAACCAGCTTCCCAAACCACTGAACACATTTTTGATGCCATCCCAGACACCAGAAAGTGCAACAGGAATTGCTGAAATAAGTGAACCAAGTATCTGTGGAAGTGCTGCAACAATTCCCATGACAACCTGAATCAATCCTGCGATAATTGCAGGAAGATTTTCCAAAATTGCCTGAACTAATAATGAAATTACAGTTGGAAGTGCATCAACCAATGCCTGAATGATTTGTGGTAATGCCTGCACAATTCCCATAATCAGTGAAATCAATCCCTGAATTATAGCAGGAAGATTGTTGACCAATGCTTCAACTATTGAAATAATGATTGTCGGTAATGCTGCAATCAATGGATCAATAATTTGTGGAAGCATTTCAACAAGCATCATTATTAAACTAACAACGCCATCAATCAATGCAGGAATAAGTGTCGGCAAGGCGTTGACTATTGCTTGAATGATTTGTGGTAATGCACCAACTAAAGCATCGGCAATTTGCAAGATGCCATCAATCAATGCAGGAATAATGTCAAGAATTGCTGTAATAATGCCAGGAAGTGCTGCAACAAGTCCATTGACCAATGACACAGCACCTTCAACCAACACTGGAAGCAGTGTGTTCAAAAGCGGTGCAATCAATGGTGCAACTTTTGCGACCAAATCAGCAATTCCTGTGGTCAATCGTGGTGCAATTTCTTCCAAGCTTCTAACCACAACATTTGCAAGGTTTGAGAATGAAGAAACAAGACTGTCCACATCACCTGAACCTGCAAGGAAGTTCTGGAATGCTGCCTTTGCTGTTCCCAGTGATCCTGCAAGTGTTTCGTTTTCCTTTGCATAGTTTCCTGCTGCATAAGATGTCTTTTCAAGGAACATTTCCATTGCAAGACCAATTTTTTCTTGCTGTGTCATTTCTGCTGTTGTTTTGTTGATGCCCTTTTCAAGTGCATAATTCTGAATGGCTGTGTCATTCATAGCAACACCAAGATTGTCCATCATTGTGAAGTTGCCCTTTGCAGCACCTGCAACAGCTTCCATTGCCGCTGATGTATCAAGCCCCATAATTGAAGCTACATCAGCAGCCCTTTGCATTGCCTGTGATGACAAGTCAAGCGCTTCCTGTGTTTCAAAACCAGCGCCTTTGAATAATGCGCCCATTTTGTTTGCCGTTGCAAGATAGTCAGACTGTGACAATCCCATGTTTTTGTATGCTTCTTTTGAAACTGTTTCAAGTGATGACATCTGTGTTTCAACTTTGCCTGTTTCAGAATTGAAAACCTGCATCGGTGTTTTCATGTCACCAATGGTTTTTCCCAGTTCACCGAAAACAGCTTCAGCACCGCCCATGTTCTGTTCCAAATCACCTGCTGCATTCAATGCTTTGACAGTCAATCCTGCCATTGCAGTTGCACCAGCTGCCAAACCTGTTGCAATGGCTTTGCCTGCAATAGCTGCACCTTTACCCATTGCACCAAATGCTTTTGACAGTTTGCTTTCTGCTTTTTCACCCTTGCTGCTCGTTTCATCAAGTGCTTTGTTTGCTTCTGCATTATTGACAGCAATAGTTCCAAGTAATTTGAATAATTCCAAGTATTTCACCCCTTTCTTTAGGGATTAAAATTGTTCAAAATGTCCATAGATTGTTGAACAGTTGCTTCAATGTCATTTGCAGTCATTTCTTTGTTTTCTTTGTCCTGTTTCATTTCATCAACAAAATCACGAAATGAACCTTCATTGACCTTGTGCAAGAAGAATTCCCAGTTCATCTGTTCTTCATTTTCTGAATTGATTGTGTGAACAAATTCATCAACAAATTCACTGAATTGACATGTCTGAATCATACTGTCAACAAAAAGAAATGGACTTGCATATCTTTTGAATAGCAAGTCCATAAATTTGAAGTCACCTATTAGAACAATTTTGAAACAGCCTTGAAAAAATCCATGAATTCTTCCTTCTTCACAAAGTCAACAATCATTTCAAAAGTCACAGCCATGTCCTGCTTCTGGATTTCTTTCACTGATCTGTTTGAAGTCACTGATAGAAGATTGTAAAGTTCTTCTTCAGCCTTTGGAATGCTGTCACAAAGAAGACATGCAACTTCAAGGAACATATCAACACCAATTTTGTTGACATCAATTTTGCCTTTTTCACCTTTGACAGTGCCACCCATGAACATGAAGATAAAATTCTTCATGTTTTCATTTTCTTTCAGGTCTTTCAATCCAATTTTCTTGAAAAGCTTCAACATCAGGAACATGTCAGTTGTTTGAAGCCTTCTGAATGTGTAAAGCTTTTCTTCAGGCTGTGTCTGTTCAACTGCTTCTGATGTTGCTTCCATTGTTGCTTCCTGTTCTGTTAAATCTGTATTTTTTAAGGCTGTATTTTCCATTGTTCAAAACTCCTTTTCTTTCTTTCTTTTTATTTTTTTACTTCGTTTGTTTTATCAGGTGCAGCAGCTGCAACCTTTTCAGGCTTTGCTTTTTCGATTTCAACATAATCACCTGAACGCTGAATTTCTCTGAAGCGGTCTTCTGTGATTGTCAATCTGTCACCTGCTTTGTGCTTGATGCCTGTGTAACGATCAGGGAATGCTTTTTTTACAACAACTTTAAGTTTTCGCATTGTTGATTCCCCCTTTTACACAGTCTTTTCCTGTGGATAGTAGATGCGAACAGGAACTCTGTCAAGGTCTGTGTCAATGTTGCCATAAGCTGTGAATGTAGCCTTCACAACTGCATTTTCTTTGTTTTTAGGATCAAGCTGGAAGCCTGACTTGCAAAGTGCATTGTCAAAAATAACAATGATCTGCTTTGACTGGTCTGCTGTGTAACCAACAAAACCAAGATTTTCAACATAGTCACCTTCTGTGATTGCGTTCTTTGTCTGAATGCAATCAAAACCTGCAACATGATTTTCTGATTCTTCACCAAGAACTTCACCAAGTGTTGTCATTGCAAGAATGTCCTTGTTGAGTTCTGCAAAGTTGACTTCAGCTTCACCTGTGCCGCCCTGCATAACTGCAAGACCTTTTGCAAGTGCCATTGCGCCATCAATTTCGATGTCTAACACTTCAGGTGTGATTTTGATTGAACTACCGCCTGATGTAGCACCAAGCACAGTGCCTGTCCATCCTTCACCTTCTGTGAATTTTAAGCCTTTGAACCATGTGCCAGCACCCAAAGGAATATTTGAAGGTGTTGCACTTGTGATTCCGTGTTTTGCTAATGCCATAATTACATAGCCCCTTTCCATGTTTTAATTTTTAAGTCGATTTGAATTTTCTTCAGGTCCGCTTCACCTGAAGGAATAGAAAAAGCACCAGCAAAAAAGACAGCGATTGCACCGCTGTCTTTTTTTGCTCTTAACCCATTGATTGGATCAAAGTGCTTTTTAATTTTTTCTTTGTATTCTTCAAGCACAATATATTTGCCACGATGGAAGCCAGTCAAAATGAGCGTTGCTGTTTCTGCACCATCTTCTGTCTGCGCTTCATCTTCGTGCAATTCACCGACAAAATATATTGACTTGTCATCAGATGACCATTCACCGAATTCATAAGGAACTGCAAGAATTTTCATCTGCTCATTTATAAACTTTAAAATCATTTGTCATAACTCCTTCAATGAATTCTGAATGCGATTGATTATCTTGTTTTTTAGACTGTTGAACGCTTTCCATAATGCCCTTGAAGGTGTTTTGCCGTGTGTGAAGTGACCATTTCCTTTTTCATCTTCATAGAACCAGCCACCCTTTCGACCATCACCTTTCAAAGCATATTCACCAGTGCCGAATTCTTCCCAGACAGCATTTTCGTCATCTGAACCGATATATGCTGTATGTTCTGAATCAACAACTTTGTGTCGAAAAGAATTTTTTGTTTTGCCTGTTTTCACTCTTGAATTGCGCTTTGCCTGTGATTCAATTTCACCTGCACATTCTTCAAGTACCGCATTGATTCCATCACTGATTGCATTCTTGACTTCAAGTGAAAAATCTTTAAATTCAACCTTATTTGCCATTTTGACCACCGACTTTGCGCAAATAGATTTCAAGCTGTTCATCCATTTCATCAGGATTGTCAATCAACAGAACATCATACATATTGCCTTTTATGATCATTCTTGTGTCCTGATCTGCAAGTGCATAGATGTCTGCATTGAAGTCACACAGAAAAACATGTGATGATTCTTCAACTTTTGAATACATATTGATGCGCTTGCTGTCACCACTCTGAAGACCTAACCAGCCAACTTGACTGATTGTGTCTTTCCAGGTGATTTCAGCTTCACCGATGGCATTATTGCCTGATGTGTCTTTTGTCTGAATTATTCCAGTGATATTGCCACCAATGTTCGCCATTGTCAACACCTTGCCTTTCTGTATGCCTTTAAGCACCCAAGAAGGCTGACAGGATAGCCCATAACCTGATTTGCAGCATCTTGTGCAAAATATGTCACAGAATGCCTTGAAAGTGTTTCAGACTGCACACCAACTTTTGCGCGATTTGTAATTTCCCACTGCAAAAGGTTCAAAGCACAGTCAACAACATCATCAGGATATGCAACTTGTGTGACCAAAACAGCACCTTCATCAGTTGTTTCTTCTTCAACTGTGAAAGTATCACCTGAAACACTAACAACGGAATACAAGCCAGAATTCAAGCCTGATTCACTGACTTCAACAGTGTCACCAATCTTGAACGGCACATCATCAACAGCAACAAACTGACCGCCAACAATGTCAGCGGTCTGTCTGCATGCTCTTTTCTGAAAATTGTTGTTTGTGTATGCTCTGATTGTCTGTTCAATAGCCTTTAGTTTGCGCTGAATTCTTTCATCAGTCCAATTTTCAGGAATATCAATCAGTTCTTTTGCCTTTTCAACAGAAATAATCATCAGGGAACACCCCCTTCTTATTCTGTTTTTTCTGTTACTTTGTAGCCGTGTTCTCTGAACCAGTCAAGCACCCAGCCTTCACGCACTTCAGCTTTTCCATAAGCAAACTGAATGCCAGCTGCACCGATACCACAGTAGTTTTCCACAGGTGTTTCTACAATGTAGATTTTCTCTGTCTTTTTTGTTTCTGCTGCCTTTTCGGTTGTCTTTTTTGTTTCTGCTGCCATAATTTTAACCGCCTTTCAAATTACTGAATTTTGATGTTTCTTAAAACACCAGCTGCTTTCGTCTTCTTTAAAGCAACACAAGCAACCATTTCAACTTCGCCTGTCTTTACTGCGCCAGCCTGATTGAAGTCAGGAAGGTACTGTGTAATACCGCTGTCACCTGACAACGTAACACCATGAAAACCATCTTCAACACCGAAGTGAACACCATAGATGTCTGTAATACCTTTAATAGCTGAACCAGCAATAGTTCTTTCTTTTACTGGGATGATGGGTTCTTCTGTTACTGTGTCACCATCAACAGCAACTTTGTTGCCAAGTTCCATGATGCGAACGCTGCCGATCTTTGTGTATGATCTGCCAAACGCTTCTTCGCTTTCTGTCTTGTAGCCAAGAAAAGCAGCAACAGATTCAATCTTCAGCTTCATGTCTTCATTGACCATGATTGCATCAGCGTTTGTTGCCGACATGAGTTTCTTTAATTTTTCATAGAAAACAGCTGCATTTTCTTCAAGCGCTGCTTTTGTTGAAAGGTCAATGAATCCGTCTGTGTTGTATTCTGTTTTCTGACCAACAAGGAACTTATCAAGTCCGTCAAATCCGTCTGCATCAACAGAAGCATCACCATTGATCATTGAATCGTGGAACAATGCAACAGCTGCTTTGATTTTTTCTTTCATCTGGAAAGCGACACTGTTGAACATTCCTTCTGCCTGTTTTAAAACACGATCAATTTGGAATGAACCACCAAAAATTTTCAATTCAACAGATTTCTTTTCAACCTGTGCTTCGTTGGGTTTGTATTCTGTGTTTAACGCTCTGAATGCAGTCTGTGCAGGAAGTTTTTCCTGAACATAACCATAAACAAGAGTGCTACCACCAGCAGCAGAAATTGCATCATCAAAAGGAAGTTCCTGAAGAACTGCTGATTCCTGCAAGAATACATCAATAACCCCTGCTTTTACTTTGTCCGTCATGCCTACACGCATGTCTTGAAGTGTAATTGCCATAATTTTTCACCTTTTTGCCTTTCGTTTTAATTGTTTTCGTAAGATTGTTTGATTGCATCGGCAAGGTCTTTTGGTTCTTCCTTGCCTTCTTTGCCTTTCTGCAATTTGATTTCATCAATCAATTTGCCATCACCTTTGCCTGAATCACTTTCAAACTGTGCAGGGAATTGTGTTTTCAATCCTGCAATCTTGTCATCAATGCCTTTGATGTGACCATCTTCACCAAGTTCAAGTTCACCTTTTTCTTTCAACTTGTATGTCATATAGTCCACATCCTGCACCTTTGCAGCAAGCAGTGCCACCTTGATTTCGCTTTCAAGCTGTGTCTGCTTTAGCTGTTCCTGAAGTTCACCGACCTGTGTTTCATAGGCTGTGATCTGCCCCTGAAGCTTTTCATTGTCTTTTGCGCCAGTTTTGAACTGTTCAATCAATGTGTTTGCTTCAGAAAGCTGCTTTCCTTGATTGTCAAAATCGCCCTTCAGTTTGCTGTATCTGATGTCAATGTTTTCTTCAGTGGAAGTGAATATTTTGTTTTGCTTCATTTCCCCTGTGATTGTCTTGATTTGTTCATCAGATAACCCCTGTGATTTCAAAATTTCTTCTAATGTCATTTTTTTGCCCCTTTCTACGATTTTTACTTGTTACGATCAAGTATAAGGATTTGATGTTTTACATCTTCACAGATGAATTTTGACATTATAAAAAGGCGCATCAAAAGATGCACCTTTTAAACAGTTTAATAATTTGATTGTTATTATTGCACTTCAGGTTCACTTGCATTTTCATCAGTGATTTGTGCATCAATAGCAGCTTGAATTTCTGCAAGGTCACTTTCATCAAGCACACCTTTTTCATGCCAAGATGCAGCATTTAAAATCACTTGATAATCTGCCATTTTTCCAACTGCATCAAGCAAGCCCTTTTTTAAAAATTCCTTTAAACTAAACATTAAATATTCCCCCCTAACGAAATGATTGCATTTTGCAATTTTTCCAAAACTTTGTTTAAATCCTTGTTGCATTCTGTTTCGATTTTAGCATCACCATCTTCTATTGCTGTCGCATTAACGACATTATGCGGACATACCGACAATGTCATAGTAGGTGATATTGAAAGAACATCAACTGTGCCGTCTGCATTGGCTGTGTATGTTGTTCTTTTGTATTTTTCAAAGTCAGTTGACTTTTCACCAATTTCAACTTGCAGTCGTATTTTGTAATCTGTTAAGGTTACAGTGTTGTAAATATGAAAATACAAGCCATTTACATAATCATAAGGTGAATATAGAGTTTTGATTTGTTTTTTTACTTCTGATATTTTAACAGCAGCCAAATTGCCACCACTCCACGATGGTACATCTGAACCTGTAATGCAAATGCTGTTTGTACTGCTTTCTTCTGAAACTGTACCGCCTAAACATTCAACTGTGAAAGTGAACATTTCATTTTTGTCCAGTTTAAAAATATTTAGGTTTGTGTGCTGTGCGTAATATTTGTTTAAATATATTACTAATGCACTTGTTCCTTTTTCGTGTGTGCCGTTTAAAGTAAAAATCTGCGTTTCATTGTCATAGTCAATAGTAATACCGCCCTGTGTTACGCTGAATGATTCTTCAAAACCAAATATATTTTTGCCGAAAGTGTGAACTTTAGTTCTTGACATATTAACTATGTCATCACCGCTGATTTTTACCTTCACATTATGTTCAATAGGGCTGACATCATCAAACCTGATAACTTTACCGCTTCCGCTTTCTTTTATCGCATTTGAAAAAAGAATTCTGCCTGTGGTATACATTGCTGATTGATCTTCTCTGAAATCAGACAAGAGTTCCCGTGTTCTTGACAAGCTTCCTTGTATTTCTGATTGATTTGATTCCAGTTCAGATAGACTTCTTTGTATTTCAGTATATTTTGCTGTAACTTCAGCCTTCCACTGTTCTAAAATATCTGCGTACTGTTCGACAATGGCTTCTGCGTTGTAAATACCTTCAGCAACTGAAATGCCATTGAAAATTGCTGTGTTCCAAGCATATTCAATTGTGCCATCTTCTGCAACACAAGAAAACCGCAATAGAAAACCGATTGCACCTGCTTCAAGTGTGACATTCTGCGACAATTCCCATGTGCAGATGACCTTGTTTTCATCTTCAGGATCAACAGCAAGGTCTTTCATTTCATATATGCCTGGCGTTTTCGTTTTTGCACATATATAATGCACTTCTGCCTTTGTGCAGTCAAGCATATCATGGTCTTCAATATATCTGGGAAGTGAAAATGTGAAGTGTTCTGAATTGTGGTCATACTGAATGACTGAAACTTTAGAAGTTGATTTGTTTATTATTTTTCTTGTGACTGCATCAATTTCAAAATATGGATCACGATCATTCACTTTGTGTGTATGTGACATTTTCATTCCCCCTTTATTCTATACAACCATAGATTTTGCACCATGCAGAACAATCAAATGAAGCATCCACAAAAAGCTGTATTTTGCTACCTTTGCGCACATAAAACAATGAACTGCTGTGATCACAATGTTTGCTGGTACTTGATGAGCACGAATCTAAAGTTTGTAATGCTACACCATCAACTGATAATTTCGCATAAGTATTCATGCACCCATGAAAATAAAACGATACCCAACAATTTGATGGTGCTTCCAGTTCCTTTGTGGTTGAATATTCATTTTCAGCAGTCAAGTCAGCCGATGCAATATTCAAAGTTGTTATCAAGTTGCTGTAATCGCAAGACTTCGCATAACTTGATTCTAATGCTTCAAATTTTGTTTTAAATTCTGTCAGATAGGCATCAACTTCTGCTTTTATTGCGTTCAAAACAGGATCAGCTTCATTCTTTAAGGCTGACAAATATTGCTGATACATATCCAGTTCAGGATATATTGTTTTTTGACTGGCTGTTGCACCTTGTACAATCTTATACTTCACAAGTGTTGATGTCTTAACTGTTTCACCATCCGCTGTGACACCCCTGACACCGATGAAAAGAATTCCTTCTTCTGCAAGCATTGGTGCTGGAATAAGACATTCATTATCTACAAGAAGTATTTCTTGGATTGCTGTATTTTTCGATGTATGGAACACAGCGCTTTTCGTTATGAAACTATCCCAAGCTTCATCGAAATCAATGTGCAATATAACAGAATTCACATCACCTGATGCAACTTTTGGCTTCTGCACACCAATCAACACCTGGTCATTTGTTATCATTTGAATTGTTGTCATTTTTCCACCTTCTTTCAAGTAAATAAAAAAGGACCGACAGAATCAGTCCTTTTGTTTGCATTAAAAAAAGCACCCTGCATTTGCAAAGTGCTTGTTATTGTATTGTTTTTCCTACCAAATCAATGTTGGTTTTTTCTATTTCTAATGAAATAAATGGCGATTTAACACCAAGAGAGCGCCCAAGAACCTTGAAGGTGTGTCCATCCACAGAAACAACTTCAGGAATAACACTTTCCTTCGTTTTTCCTAAAAGAAGCGTTCTGTCTTTAATGTTTAATTGCTTTTCAATATTCATTTCAAACATTCTTCTTCACCTTCTTAAAATCTTCGTAATATTTATCAAGATTTTCTTTAACACTTTCAACATCCTTTTCTGTCAAGCCGTAGGCTTTTTGGTGTTGAAGAAGCTTTTCACTTGCTTCAATTTCTCTTGTTAAATATTCAATATTTGCCTGTTCTGCGCTTGTGCTTTTTATCATGCCCTTTTTTCTGATCTGTGATACATGGATTGTTTCTTCAAAGACTGCTGAAGCGCTGGGGATCCTTCCGCTTTGGAACACAACAGCAGAACCATCTGAAAGTGTAATTGCTTCAGCGTTCATGCCTTTCAAAAAATCATCACCATCTGCATCTTGGATGACAGCCACACCTTGTTTTTCAAGGTTTTTCTTCATTTTGTTGAATTTTGTTTCATCCATAGAAGGAATGTCTTCAACTTTTACTTTGGTGTAAGGCTTCTTTTGTCCATTTTGCGAGTTCATTTTATCATTTTTTGCATTATTTGTCAACACTTTTTCAGCTTCAGCGCCCTTCAAATACTTCTGCTTGAATTCTTCAAAGTTCTTCGTCTTATCAAGACCATAATATGCAGCCCTGTCTTTCACTGTCTGAAGTTCGCCTTCATCAAGCGCCCATCTTGCCCTTTGCAATAAAGCACACCGACAATTCACAACTTCTTCTACACCACCAGAAGGATCACCAGGAAACATCAAGCCATTGCTGAATGGTTCATCAAGTTCCCTGATTTCACCATCAACCATTTGATGTGATTCCCTTGTGCTTGAATCAAGTGTTGCATCCCATTGCTTAACAACATCAGCACCCTTTGATTTTGCTTTGTAGCAAGCATCCATTCCTGATTGCACCTGAATTCTATGTCCTTCGGTTCGTGCGATTCTGACCGCATTATTGAAGCCGATGTTTGTATATGATGCAAGCTGTTGTGCCACCTGCTGAAATGTCATGCCTGTTGCAATGCCCCTTGACACTTGTGCAGTGATTTTCGTTTTCAGTATTGAAACATCTTCACCCAGTCTTGTGTATAAGCCTTGACTGATTTTCGAATCAGTCTGAACAGCTCTGATCATTGCTTCATGGTCCATTGGGAAACATAGCGGAACACCTTGACCTTGTAAATCATACATTGTGCCGATGAATCCGTCTTCATAACATGTTTGTAAATAACCTGAAACAGTCTTGAATTCTTCGACCTGCATATTATCAAGAATGCTGCCGATCTGCTTTTTCATAGCATCCTGATATTGCTTTTGATAAACCTTTGATTGTGCCATTGACTTCAGCTGTGCAATTTCGTCAGGATTGTTTGACATGCCAATCATTGCATCAATGCTGTTGATTTCATCTTGAAGTGCCTTTGTCTTTGCCGTGATGTCTTTCAGCGCATCGTTATAAACTGTTTTTAAGCGCTTGATGACAGCTTCTTCATTGTTGATGAACTGTTGCTGCACTAATTTCTGACGTTTATTCATAGCGCATCACCGCCTTATTCTTTAGGCGGTTCAGGTTCAGGCACAATGTTTTCAAGTGCAGCCTTTGCAGCTGCTGTGTTCTGTTCTTCCTGAAGCTTTTTGATTTCCCCTTTCAGTTCTTCAAAATCCCAGTCCATAACTTCACAGATTGCCTTCAGCGCCTTTTCGTCACCAATAGAAGCAGCAACATTCAGAATGGTGGTCACTTCAACTTGTTTTGTGTCTGCCTTCACCTTTTCATTCGCAATGTTTTCTGTTTCATTTGCCATTGTTGTCCTGGTAAAATCAAAAACAACATCTGAAATCTGATAATCTGTTTTGTGTTCTTCATTGATTTCATCAAGTACAACCTTGACAATGTCCTTCAGCAACTTCTTCAGCCTTTTTTCCATCTTGTCTGCTTTCATATCAAGAAGTGCATACGCTGATTTGATTGCAAGGTTTGTTGTGGCTGACGTATCTTTCAAAGCGTATGTGTTCAAACCCATACCGAATTTGTAGATGTTTTTTTCATCTGTGTCTGCTTTTGCCTGTCTTGCTTGATATGGGATGTCAATTGTTTGAATTGAAACATCACCTTCTGAATCAACACCGACAATTTTCTTTGTCTTTAGATTCACCTGAAGTTCGTCAAGGCTTTCACCCTGAAAACCTGACACAACATGAAGCGGTGTGTCAAAGTCTGTCAAATTGTTTGAAAGACCGCACATCATCATGTCATAGTCATCAATCAATGATTTTATTGGCTTCAGACCGCTGATCTGTTTTCTGTTATTGTCCAAGCGCCAGAAGGGAATAAACCCAAAAGGTTTGCCCATCTTTTTGCCTGTCTTCTGATCCGTGAAAACAACATGCGGTCTGGGATTGATTTCAGCATCGGCATCAAGTTCAATTTTTCCAGTTTCACTGATCTGAACATAGTAATATATATCACTTTCTGTCCAGTCCTGGATGCGTTTGATGACTTTGCCTTCTTTATCAATGCGGTCAATGTACCAATAAAGCACATGATTTTGACCATCACTTGCAAATCGTGCTTCAACTTCAACAACACCCAGCCCATCAGCGTATTCAAAACGCAATCTGTTTTCAGCGCTCTTATAGCCGTAAATGTAATCAAAGCCCTTATTGTATGCACCTGAAATCAAGTCACCTATTTCAGACCAAAATTCGTCATCAAAATACAAATCAAGGTGTTTCTGCAATCCTTCTGCTGTTTCTTTTGCTTGAATAGGATTTTCTTTTGATGACAGCATATAGGATGAAAACTGATCACTCAATTCAGTGAAGAAGGGATGGCATATCTTAATATTTGACCTTGTTTTATCTTCAACAAGATTGCCATCTGCATTGAAATAGAATAACCTGTATTTCAGAATGTCATGATCTGCTTCATAATATCTTTGACCTTCTTTTGCAAGCCGTTTTTTCACCGAAGAAATATCTTCATCAATGAATTTTTTAATCTCTGATGTACTTAACATTTATTTATCACCCTTTTCTTTGTTGAATTTGTTATGTATAAAGAACAGCCACCAGCACCAAACGACCACCGATTGTGACCGCAGGAGACATATAAATGTTTGCAACCATGCCTAATGTTGCAAAAATATGTGGTGCTGTGCAGCTGCCTGTGTCAAGCTAATTTATACAAGCCACTTTTTCATTTTGCGCCAGCCTTCAATGCCGTACCTTAAAGCAGCCATTGCATCATCCATAATGGGAACAGGTTCATCAAGGTATTCCCCTGACTTTTCATCTTTCTTCCACTTCCACTGTTGCATTTCTTTGATTGTATTGATGCAGTGTGGATGCACAAAGATTTTCCTTTGCTTCAGCCAGTCAATTTGTGCATTGACTGAACCTTTTGAACCGCCTTTGTCAACACCCTTTGCACGAAAACCAGCCTTTGACCATTCCTTGATTCTGTCTGGTTCTGCACTATCACACCACATCTGTTTGTTTGTAGGAATTGCATGTTTGATTGCTTCCTGCACAATTTCTGATGTGCTTTTTTCATAAAGATATACTTCATCAATGATGTAGATGTTGTCATCTTTCCAGCCAAGCAAAAGAATTGCATTTGCATGATTGAATCCAAAGTCCTGACCGATTGCAATATCATCATAATCATTCAGATTCTGTGACACTTCACTGACTTCCCAGTTGTGCAGAATAAGACCGCCAATTTCGCCCCATTCGCCAAGACCATATATTTGATAACCTTCAGGATCAACAATCTTTCTTCTTTCCATTCTGGCTTTGTATGCATCATCTATGAATCTATTTGTCAGATATGTTGAATGATGTGTCAGAACATTTTCATCTGGAATGTCAAAAAAGACCTTCTTGATCCAGTGGTTTTTGTTTACTGGATTGAAGGTCATTCTGATCTGATAGAATTGTCCTGCTGGAAGTTCACCACGCAAGCGGTCATCTATGATTTCAAAGTCTGCTTGTGTGAATTCTGTTGCTTCTTCCAGCCATACATCTGTCAGTTTTCCTTTTTGGAATGTAATTGACTTCAGCTTTTCTCTTTGTTTGTCATCATTCATACCACGAAAAATGATTTTGTTTCCGTTGTGTCTGCAAGTCAGCTGAAGCGGTGAAGTGTTAATCTTCCAATACTGTTCAGCCTTATCACCAAACATTCGATATATAGCACCAGTCAATTCTGCAAATGTGCTGTCACGATTTGTGATGTCTGACTTTCGCATTGCCACAAGATTTCTTCCTGGTTCATTCATCAGCAATGGAATGAAATGGTTTGCAGCATCAACAGATTTTCCAGAACCAGCAGAACCTTTTTCAACAATATACCGCTTTTTGCTTCTGTTCACTTCCTTGAAACAAGGATTTGCTTGAATCTTTATGTTCATAGACAATCAGCTTCCTTGAATGCTTGCAGTATCTTTGGGAATTGTACGGCAATCCAGTCAACCATTTCTTCGTTTCTTGCCCAAGCACCATCACTTTTGTTTGAACACTGTTTCAATCCACTTTCATTGAAGAATGCGTGAATGATTTCATGTCTTAAAGTTTCTTTGTTGCACAATTCAACATTTATTTCAGATTCCTTTTCCCAACTGGGAAAAGTTTTTGCATCACCAACAACAATTTGCTTTGCAAACTCATCACAGTATCCAATTATTGACCTGTTTTCAAATGCTTCATCTTCGTCATATTTCTTGACTAATATTGTGTATTCAGTTCCTAAAATACTAATCTTTTTCATCTTCATCACCATAATCAATTGTGATATTCAGGTCCATGTCAATCTGTTGTTCAACCTTTTCTGTCCAAAGACCATATCTTTTGCCCAGTTGTTCAGCAGCCTTCAGTTTTTCTTTTTCGTCAGGCGCTTTCAGCATTGTCCTTGCTTCAGAACAACCATCACCAGTTCCTTCAACAACAACAATTTCAGCTTTTGACTGTCCACGCATTACAGAAGTCAAATATTTCAGCACTTCATCCTGATCTGCAATCAATTCAGACTGCTTTTCAGCCATTCTTGCTTCAATAAATGCCTTGATAACAGGTTTTGACAAGTTTTCAGTTGCAATTCTGTTTGCCGTTTTCTTTGAATATCCTGCCCTGATTGCCGCCTGTGTTGCATTCAGGTCAATCAGATATTCATCACAAAAGCGCTGTTGTTTTGCAGTCATCTTTTCCATCCTGCAACACCCCTTTCTGCATGAAAAAAGCACCCAACTTTTTTGAAGTCAGGTGCTTTGCATAATTTAACAGTTTAATAATATCATACTTTTTCACAATAATGTTGTACAAAAAAGTCAAAAAACATACAAAAAAGTCAAAAGATATACATTCAAAAGATTTTTTCAAGCTTCAACAATGTAATGGCTGCTAAAATTACACTTATTATTCCATACCCAGTGCCATGATTGAATGCAATTTCTGAAGATAACCACAAACCAAAAAGAATATAAATCACAACAATCAGGGAATAGAATGCCGATATTGTTTTTTTGATCTTATCAAACATTTTCATCATTCCTTTTTCCGTAACTGCAAAAGTCATCCCTGTTTGTGCGATAATGATGTAATTCGCAATAGCATCTTTTTTTGTCTGCCATATATATCCAGCGTTTGCACTTTTCACATCGAACCACTTCTACAAAGTCAGCTTTGTTTTTGAATTTGGAAACATCCATTTTTGCACATTTTTTCTTTTCCCATCCAACAGGGAAGATGCTGTTTGAACATTTATCTTTTTTTACACTATCACAGAAACATCCGTTGTGATGTTTGCAATTTTTGCAGCGCTTCCCTGTGATTGTTTCTATCAATCTTTGAAGTTTGTATTTTAATTCTGTCATTTTGCATCACTGCCTTTCAATGACTGTTCTGCTTCTTCTTTGGTTATAGCCTTTGTTCCGTCAAGCCAAGTTCCACACTCAAAGCAAGGGACTATTTTTGGCGGTTCATATTCTCCGCCATAATAATGCCCACTTAAATCAGTATCGCAAAAAGGACAGAACACATCAGAATTGTTTTCATCTTCAGATAGGACTACTGGAAAAGGCTTATAAAGCGGCACAATTACACCATTTTCAAGAAGATAGTCGGCAATAAATTCAGCACTATCCTTTGCTTTTCTTCCGTCTGTGTCAAGGGCATAATCTACATTTAGCAACAACTCAATCAATCTGTTTTTCATTCCTGGACACTCCCTTCCGTCATTTCTTTTACAAGGTTGTAAAAATTATAATTAGAAATAGTGTATGAAATAGGCAATCCCGTTACTTTATCACACAAAATACTTGCCCTACACTTCAACCTTTCTGCAAACTCTTTTATTGCTTCGGTTTTAGCTGTTAGCACATCTTTTTCGAGCAGTTTTATGACACCCTTATATCTCTCAATCTCTGCCTTTAATTCATTGATATACTCGGCATTTTTTCTCTTTCGGTCTTCTATTGCCCGACAAGCGGAATAAGATGTAAAATCGCCTTTTTCAATTATTCCTGTTAATGCGACAATCTCATCCCTTTGGTGTTCTATCAGCCCCATTTGCATAACAATTTTTTCATCAAATTCTTTGTTCTGTGCTTTCAAACGGTTGATTAAGGCAAGGGTATCTTTAATTAAATCGTTTGCACAATAAGTATTTGTTTCCTTTTCATTGTACGGGCAGATATCACAATCCTTTACGTTATCTTTACTGCAACACTCCAAAGCCTTTATAACCGATGCATCATCTAAAACAAATTTTGTAGCATCGGTTGCATCGCAAGCTACATTTAATTGTTTTTTGGAAGCTTGCGATATAATCTCGCTATCTGTCATTTATTTTCCCCCTTTTTTTATCTTTTGTAATAAGTCAGATTTTTGAATTTTCCGCACTTTTTGCATTTATAGAAGTAACAACTATTATCAAGAAAATCTTCCCTTTTCATTTCCCATTTGTGCCAGCAGAAGATTTGTTTGATCTTTGGTGTAGTTCTATTAAAAGCCGATTTTACACTTTTATAAGGTTTATTCATCGTCAACTGTCCTGCCTTTCTTTAGTGAATAGCAAATTGAATGGAAAACAATGCTTCAATTCAGCCTTCAATTCTTCAAAAGCAACATGCAAACAATAAGCCTGAAAACCAGCTGTGTCAGCAATGTACTTTCTTTCTTCTTCAGTGAAGGGAAAACAATCAGGAAATCTTTCACTGATATATTTGTCAAGCAATTTTTCTTTATCCATCTTCATTGCCCCTTCCGTCAAGAATCTTCTGCACATTTTTCAGCGCTCTGCCATGAATTGTTGTTGCCCAGCTGTATGACTTGCCACAAGCTTCAGCAGCATCTTGCAATGGAAGGTGTTGAATATATACCTTGTGCAGAAGGTCATATTCTTCTGTGTTCAGCAATTCAATGACACTGGTGACATCTTTCTTCACATCAATCAGTTTATCAATATACTGATCAATTTCTTTTTCAATATCAACATACCTTGCAACAGCATCAGCCATTTTTTGCTGATTTCCTGAAGACTGAACTTTTTCCATGTTCTGAAGTTCATATTTGCCTTTAACTTTCACAAGAACAGTTTTGCCGCCAGATGTCACATTCATTGCAATTGCCTTCCACTGATCAATTTCAATCAATTTGTTTTCAATGATTTTATCAAGCTTTTCAACCTGACCAAGAAAATCTTTTGCTTCCATGTTGCACCTTCTTTCAAGCCATCATTTTTTCAAGCAGTTTTTCATAAAGGTTTTTATATAAATTTCTTTCAGTTGTCACTTCAAGCAATTCCATAACCTTTTCAGCAGTCATGGGCATATTGATGACAGCTTCGCCCTGTTCATCATTCTTTGCTTCGGTCAAGCCCTTAATGATTTCATCTTTTTTTTCCAAGTCATGCTTCAACTGTGTGATTAGTGCATCTTTTTCTTCATCATCATCAGCTGGTAGACCTTTAGTGCAGTCAATACTGTTAATGCCCAGTGAAATCATCAGTGCTTCATCAATCTTTTTCATTTCCGCATCAGTGCAGGTCCTGACAAATGAAGAAAGCCTTTCTTTTGAAACACTGCAAATCTGTTCACACAATGCTGTTGAAGGCACTTGACAGATGACTTCAACATGTGTGGGAAGTGGCTTTTTTTCTTTTGATGTTAAATAAACCACTTCAACCATGCTTGAATAATTGTTGTTCATGTCATTTGACACAATGATTGCAGGTCTTCTAGTGCTTTGTTCTGAACCGCAACCAAAATCTTTGCTGTACTTATCAACAAAGAAAATATCACCCTTGTAAACTTTCATTTTTGCATTTCCTTCCTGTTTATAAATCTTTTTTAATGCTTTGAATGCTGTTGGATCAAAATACCCTGAACCATTTCTTTTCAAATCGTTCATTTTGTCACACTACCATCTGAAACAGTTTTGCCAACAGTGTTGCAGCAAGCGACACCGCAAATCCCAGCATGTATGTGTGTTTGTTGTCCTTGTCTTTTTCACCGATAGACAACAGCATCAGAATAACCGCTAAAATTCCAAAAAATATAATCAT